CCAGCCTCTAGACAACAACTTATAGATTACTGTTTAAGGCGTCTAGGTGCTCCTGTATTAGAAATTAACGTTGATGATGACCAGATAGATGATTTAGTAGATGATGCTCTACAATACTTCCAGGAGCGCCATTTTGATGGTGTGGAAAGAATGTTTTTAAAATATAAAATCACTCAGAGTGATGTTGATAGGGGAAAGGCATCTGCTCCAAATGGTCCGGGAATAGTTACAAGCACAGCAGTTTCAACTGTAGGAACTAGTTTTGATTGGTATGAAAGCTCTAATTATTTACAAATTCCAGATTCTGTAATTGGTGTAGAAAAAGTTTTTAAATTTGACACTAGCTCAATATCTGGTGGCATGTTTAGTATTAAGTACCAACTATTTTTAAATGATTTATATTATTTTAATTCTGTTGAACTTTTACAATATGCTATGGTTAAAAGTTATTTGGAAGATATAGATTTTTTATTAACTACTGATAAGCAAATAAGATTTAATAAAAGACAAAATAGATTATATTTGGATATTGATTGGGGTTCACAAAAAGAAGGAAACTTTATAATTTTGGATTGTTATAGAATTTTAGATCCGAATAATTTCACCAAAGTATATAATGATAGTTTCTTAAAGAGATATCTAACTGCACTAATAAAAAGACAATGGGGTCAAAATTTAATTAAATTTAGAGGTGTTAAATTACCTGGTGGAATTGAATTGAATGGTAGGGAAATATATGATGATGCAGAAAGAGAATTGGATAAGATAAAAGAATCCATGTTCCTAGAGCATGAACTCCCACCTTATGATTTCATAGGATAATGGCACTTAATCCTTTTTTTCTAAATGGTTCTCCTGGGGAACAAAGATTAGTTCAAGATTTAATTAATGAGCAATTAAAGATATACGGTATAGAAGTTACTTATATACCAAGAAAATTCGTTAGAAAAGAAACAGTTATTGAAGAAATCTCATCTTCAAAATTTGATGATTCTTTTTTACTTGAAGCATATGTTAATACTTATGAAGGATATGGTGGATCCGGAGATATATTGACAAAGTTTGGGATGAGTTTACGTGACGAATTGACATTGATAATATCGAAAGAAAGATTTGAAGATTTTATATCACCATTTTTAGCAGGAATGGCAAATGATGGTATAGAAATTTCAAGCAGACCTAGAGAAGGTGATTTAATTTATTTTCCTCTTGGAGGAAGATTATTTGAAGTTAAATTTGTTGAACATGAGCAACCATTTTATCAATTAGGAAAAACTTATGTTTATGAGATAAAATGTGAATTATTTGAATACGAAGATGAGATTATTAATACTTCTAATAGTGAGATTGATAACAAAGTTGAAAATTTAGGATATATATCTACTTTACAATTAATTGGTACTGGAACAACTGCATTAGCAGAACCAATAATGGGAACCGGGTACATACAAAAAATATATTTAAATAATGATGGAAGAGGATATACTGTAGCACCAACAGTCGCAATATCTTCAGCGCCATATGGTGGAGTTAATGCTACTGCAGTCGCTTCAATAAAAAAAGTTGGTGGCGTATACTCTGTAGATAAAATTTTAATGACTAACGCTGGTATAGGTTATACTGTAACTCCAACTATAACTATTAATGGTGGAGGAGGTTCTGGAGCTGCAGCAACATGTTCTATAGAAACTCAACAGTTTGGAGTTGTTAGATTTTCTATGTTAAGTGGTGGAGTTGGGTATAGCACTGTTCCAAACGTTAGTATAATAGGAGAAAGTAATGTCCCAGCTAAAGCAATCGCAGTTTTAGGAAATAATGAAAATATAAGCTCAATATTAATAGAAAATGCTGGTAAAGGATACGATGATCCACCTCAAATTATTATAGGAAATCCACCTATAATTACTGGAATTGGTACATATTTATTTAATGAAGAAATTGTAGGATCACAATCTCAAACTAGAGCAAAAGTTAAAGAGTGGAATTATGATACCAAAATACTTAAAATATCATTTATTTCTTCCGATAATGCCAATAGAAATTTCTATCCAGGAGAAATTATAATCGGTCAAATCTCTGGGGCAACTTATTGCTTAGAATATTATGAGGGAATGGATTTATATGATAAATATAGTGAAAATGATGATATTGAGATGGAAGCAGATCTCATATTAGATTTTACAGAATCAAATCCATTTGGAACATACTAATGTTAGGAACCTATTTTTATCACGAAATAATCAGGAAAACTATAATTTCTTTTGGGACATTATTTAATCAGATTCATATTGTACATAAAGATTCAAATGATGAAAATATTAGTAAAATAAGAGTTCCTTTGGCATATGGTCCAACACAAAAGTTTTTAGCAAGACTAGAACAGCAACCAAATTTGAATAAAGCGGTTCAAATAACATTACCGAGAATGTCATTTGAAATGACTTCAATTCAATATGATTCATCTAGAAAAAGTTCAGTAACTCAATCATTTAAAACTTTAGATGGACAAAATATAAAAAAAGTTTATTTACCAGTTCCTTATAATATTGGATTTGAATTAAATATTTTAACTAAATTAAATGATGATGCTTTACAAATAGTTGAACAAATTTTACCATACTTTCAACCATCATTTAATTTAACCATAGATTTGATTGACTCTATAGGAGAAAAAAGAGATATTCCAATTACATTAAATAATATTTCTTTTCAAGATGATTATGAAGGAGATTTTTCTACTAGAAGAGCTTTAATATATACATTACAATTTACAGCAAAAACTTACCTATTTGGTCCAATATCAGATTCTACTGAAGGTTTAATTCGTAAGGTTCAAGTTGATATGTATAATAGTACAGATATTGCAACTGCCAAAAGAGAAGTTAGATACACCGTTGTTCCAGATCCAATTGATGCGGATCCTGGTGATGATTTTGGATTTAACGAAACTTGGAATTTCTTTGATGATTCTAGAGAATATAGTCCGACTCAACAAAATGATATTTGAATAACTTATGAATAATACACCGTCAAATATTGATCCAGAAATTATTAAAATAGATACTTCTTCAGATATTAAAATTTTAAATCCAGATAAAGGTGATATAAAAAAAGATTATGAATATACTAGGGCTAATTTATATTCCCTAATTGAAAAAGGTCAAGAAGCTATTAATGGAATAATGGAACTTGCTTCAGAAACTGATCAACCTAGGGCATATGAAGTTGCTGGTCAACTTATAAAAAGTGTTGGTGATGTAACAGATAAACTTATTGATCTTCAAAAAAAATTAAAGGACGTCGAAGAAGAATCTTCAAAAACTACAAATAATGTAACAAACAACGCGGTTTTTGTTGGATCAACAGCAGATCTTTCAAAACTTTTAAAAAAAGGTTTTCTAAATAATAAAGAATAAAAATTTTTTATCGTGCATAAGGTAAAATCCCATAAAACAGTTGAACAAATTGCGAAGAAACATCGTCTTGATGTTTCCTTTGTTAAGAAGCAACTTGAAATGGGAATTCCTATCGAACACGAACACACAAAAGATAAAGATCTTGCTACTGATATTGCCCTACAGCACTTAGACGAGATACCAGATTATTACACTCGTTTGAAAAAAATGGAAGCATCTGCTAAAAAGTCTCATAAAAAATATAAAGACGTTGTGGAAGAATTAGATCAAAAATCCGCAAAAGATCCTGGATATTCTTTAAGAGATTGGTTTAAAGGGGGTGGATGGGTTCAAACTGGTGGAAAATATGATGGAAAACCTTGTGCTAAGCAACCAGGGCAAACAACAAAACCATTTTGCCGTGATCCTGATGATCGCTCTGCTATGAGTAAAAAAGAAAGAAATAGAAGAGCTGCTAAAAAACGCAAAGAAGACCCAAATCCAAACAGAACAGGAGCTGCAAAAATTGTGACTAAAGAACAATATATTCAAGAAAAGAAGGGTGAAAAAGATGCTTGTTATAATAAAGTAAAAAGCAGATATAAAATTTGGCCAAGTGCATATGCATCTGGGGCGTTGACCAAATGTCGTAAAGTTGGTGCAGATAATTGGGGAACAAAATCGGAAGATTGTTGGGATGGATATGAGCAAAAAGGTATGAAAAAGAAAGGCAAAAAAATGGTTCCAAATTGCGTACCAATTAAAGAAGGTATGGGTGGAATTAGATATTGCCCCAAATGCCAGAAAGATGAAACTAGAGATGAATGTAGATATGGCCAAAAATACTGGGATTTATTTTCAGTACCACCATCGTTATCATCTGGAAATCATTATGATACAAATTCCCCGCATCCTGGAAATTTTCCAGAATCATATGATCATGAACATTCCATGGCAAGGTCAGAAATTTCCACAATCATTTCTGCCGCAAAAAGATTAAAGAAAAAAATGAAGGGAGAAGGAAATATTGAGGCTTGGGTTCAATCTAAAATTACAAAGGCAGCAGATTATCTAGATTCTGCAGCAGATTATGTAGATAGTGGTGAAATGAAAGAAGAATCTGAGAGTCTTATTCTACAAGATTTGAATGGTAATGATTTTGTAGAGATTATAGATGTGATCAAACCACTTCCAATTAGAGTTAAAAAGGAACAATTTTCCAATTGGAGAGAAGAATTGAAGCAGGAATTGACAGAAGATGGTGAGCAATTAGATGAACTTTGGGGTAAAGTTGCTTTGGCAGCAGGGACTGCCGCACTTCCATATCTTATGAAAAAAATCGGCGAAAAACCAGTAAATGATGCAATAGATAAAGCTAGAAAAACTTCTCCAATTGGAGGGGAAAAAAGAATTCCCCAAATGAATTCTTATAAACCAGAAGGAGATGTTTTAGAAGATTGGCAATCAGTCAATCGTAAAGACAAGACTGATGGTTTAAGTAAAGCAGCAGTGAATGCTTATCGTCGTGAAAATCCAG